CATATCGGGTACTACTGAGGAAAGAATTAAACAAGTTAAATCTTGTCTAGGTTTTTGATATTTATACACAAAAACTAAACACAATGAAATTATCTGAATTAAAAAAGTATATTGAAGAAAACATCGTTGAAATCTTAGGTGAAGCAGATATTGATGTCCCAAACCCATCAGCTTTAAATCAACAGTCTAAACAAGCGTTAATTAATAAAGCTAGAGCTACAACTAAAAATCAAAAACTAGGAACAGCTGATGACCCAGTAAATTTCTTTGAAGCTAAAAGTAAAGAAGAAGATGAAGAAGTAGAAGATACTTACGGCAAAGAAGATGAAGATGATAAGAAAGACGCTAAAATAGCTAACGCTGAACCATCAAAAGCTGAATTAAAAAAATTAGATAAAGAGTTTAGTTCAACTAAATTAGCTAAATCATTATCACCTGCTGATAAAGAGAGACTAGATAAACTAGAATCAGGTATTAAGAAAAAATTAGCTAACCCAACAAAAGAAAATATCGAAATTGTTAGACAACTTATCAAGAAACCAGAAATTAAGAAGTTGTTTAAAGATGGAGGTAAAGATCTTAAAGCATTAATATCTGATGTTATCAGATAATACCTCCCTTAATAAGGGTTACTTATGAGTCAAGACATAAAACAAATAATTCGTGAAGAATACCTGAAGTGCGCCTCTAACCCGGCGCACTTTATGCGTAAATACTGCTATATCCAACATCCACAACGTGGTAGAGTATTATTTAACTTATATCCATTCCAAGATAAAGTACTTAATTTATGGAAAGATAATCCATATGATATAATACTTAAATCAAGACAATTAGGTATATCTACCCTAGTAGCCGGTTATTCTTTATGGTTAATGTTATTTCATAAAGATAAAAACATCTTATGTATAGCAACTAAACAAGAAACAGCTAAAAACATGGTAACGAAAGTCAAATTCATGTTTGAAAACTTACCTTCTTGGTTAAAAATAACAGCAGAAGAAAATAATAAACTAACATTACGACTAAGTAATGGCTCCCAGGTTAAAGCTGTATCAGCAGCTGGTGACGCGGGTCGATCCGAAGCCGTTTCTTTGCTGATAATAGATGAGGCCGCATTTATTGATGGTATTGGTGAGATTTGGGCATCCGCTCAACAAACATTAGCCACTGGAGGAGGAGCAATTGTATTATCTACTCCATATGGTACTGGTAATTGGTTCCATCAAACATGGGTTAAAGCAGAAGCAGGTGAAAACCAATTTTTACCTATTAAATTACCATGGTATGTTCATCCTGAACGAGATGAGGAATGGAGAAAACGACAAGATGAATTGTTAGGTGACCCTAGAATGGCAGCACAAGAATGTGACTGTGATTTTAGCACATCAGGTGATGTAGTATTCTATCCTGAGTATATAGACTTTATTTCTCAAACATATATTAAGGATCCCTTGGAGAGACGCGGAGTCGATCATAACTTATGGATATGGGAACCAGCAGATTATAGCCGTAGTTATATGGTTGTAGCCGATGTTGCTCGAGGAGATGGTAAAGACTTTTCAGCGTTTCATATTATAGATATTGAAACAAATACTCAAGTAGGTGAATATAAAGGACAATTATCACCTAAAGAATTTGGTTATTTGTTAGTAGCAATAGCAACAGAATATAATGAAGCGTTGTTAGTTGTTGAAAATGCTAACATAGGATGGTCAACAATTGAGTCAATACAGGAAAGAGGATATAGAAATTTATATCACTCTCCAAAAACTGAAGCAATAAATGCTGATTCTTATTTAGATAAGTATGATGATCCGTCAAGAATGACACCTGGATTTACAATGTCTTTAAAAACAAGACCACTTGTAATTAATAAATTTAGAGAGTACATTGGAGATAAAAGTGTTGTTATACAATCTAAACGATTATTAGAAGAAATGAAAGTGTTTATCTGGAGAAATGGCAGACCAGAAGCACAATCAGGATATAATGATGATTTAGTTATGAGTTTTGGAACAGCAATGTATGTAAGGGACACAGCTCTTAAATTTAGAACACAAGGAATGGATTTAACTCGTGCTATGCTTAGTAACATTACTGTAGTTAAAACAAACCAACAAGGTGTTTATGGAGCATCATTTAACAATAGTAATCCATATAAAATGGATTTTGGACAAGGAGCTGAGGACATTAGCTGGTTACTATAATATTTATACGTATAATTTAATATAAAATGGCAGATACAAGTGTATTTACACGACTAAGACGATTATTCTCCACTGATGTTATCATCAGAAATGCTGGAGGTAATGAACTTAAAGTAATGGATGTTAACAGTATTCAAACTACTGGAGAATATCAAACTAACTCTTTAGTTGACAGGTATAATCGTATTTACGCAAGTAATAGTACATCACTTTATGGTGCTCAATTAAATCTTAACTGGAAGTATTTACGTACTCAAATCTACTCTGATTATGATGCGATGGATACTGACGCTATTATTGCGTCTGCTTTGGATATAATCGCAGACGAATGTACTCTCAAGAATGATATGGGTGAAGTACTTCAAATTAAGAGTAGCGATGAAGATATACAAAAAATATTATACAACTTATTCTATGATGTATTAAATATTGAGTTTAATTTATGGTCTTGGATCCGCCAAATGTGTAAGTATGGTGATTTTTTCTTAAAGTTAGAAATAGCTGAAAAATTTGGTGTATATAATGTTATACCTTATACTGCTTATCATATTGCTCGTGAAGAAAATTATGATCCTAAAAACCCAGCTGAAGTAAGATTTGCTTTTAGTGCTGATGGATACGCAGGTGGAACAGGATATTATGGGGTAACAGGACAAGGTAACTATTCTTCTAACAAACAAGATAATAAAATATATTTTGACAACTATGAAATGGCTCACTTCAGATTAATTACTGATGTAAACTATTTACCTTATGGTCGTTCTTATTTAGAACCAGCTCGTAAGTTATTTAAACAATATATCTTGATGGAAGATGCAATGTTGATTCATCGTATTTGTCGTGCCCCAGAAAAGCGTATTTTTTATATCAATGTTGGTTCTATTCCTCCAAATGAAGTAGAAAACTTCATGCAGAAGACTATTAACACAATGAAGAAAACTCCATTAGTTGATCCTCAAACTGGTGAATATAACTTAAAATATAACCAACAAAATATGTTGGAAGATTTTTATATACCAGTTAGAGGTAATGATTCATCTACTAAGATTGAACCTACTAAAGGTATGGATTATAATGGTATTGAAGACGTAGCTTATTTAAGAGATAAATTATTTGCTGCTTTAAAAGTACCTAAAGCATTTATGGGTTATGAAAAAGACTTAACTGGTAAAGCAACATTAGCAGCTGAAGATATTCGTTTTGCTCGTACTATTGATCGCATTCAACGTATCATATTATCAGAATTAAATAAAATAGCATTAGTACACTTATATACTCAAGGATATAGAAACGAAGGCTTAACAAACTTTGAATTAGATTTAACTACTCCTTCTATCATTTATGATCAAGAAAGAATAGCGCTAATGAAAGAAAAAGTAGATTTAGCTCGTAGTATTATGGAAACAAAAATATTACCTACTGATTGGGTTTATGATAATGTATTCCACTTAAGTCAAGATCAATTTGATGAATACCGTGATTTAATTGCTGAGGACCAAAAACGTACCTTTAGATTAAAACAAATAGAAAATGAAGGTAATGACCCATTAGAATCAGGTAAGTCATATGGTACACCTCATGATTTAGCAGCACTATATGGCTCAGGTCGTTATGGAGGTGGAGTACCTGATGGATATGGTGATGATTTAGACTTAGGTCGCCCTAAAGAAAAAGCATCTACTATTGGTACTCAAGATAATTACTTAGGTGTTGATAGATTAGGTAGTAAAGGTATGAAGAAAGGTGATGATACTGGTGAAGATAAGTCACTTAGAAATAATTTTAAAGGTGGATCACCATTAGCATTAGAAAGTCTCCAAAACAAAACATTACTTGAATCAATGGATAAAAAACTCGTGTTTAAAAAAGACGATTCTTCGTTATTAGATGAATCTCAAATACGAGAATAACAATTTCATATATATTTATAGATAAAATATTGCTAAAGTGAATATAAAACACTCGAAGTACAAAAACACTGGAATCCTTTTTGAATTGTTAGTAAGACAAATCACAGCTGACACATTATCAGGTAAGGAATCGCCAGCAACAACAATTCTTAAGAAATACTTTACTAAAACTGAATTAGGTAAAGAATACAAGTTATATGAAAACTTCTTTAAGTACACTAACATTAGTGAAGCTAAAGCAAACATGGTTTTAAATACACTTGTTGAAAGTTCAAAACACTTAAATCGTTCAACTCTTAAGAGACAAAAGTATAATCTTATTAAAGAGATTAAAAATCACTATAATTTAGAGGATTTCTTTAAAATGAAATTACCTAATTATAAAGCTCAAGCTTCATTATTTACTTTATTAGAAGTATATAATAGTGAAAATTTATCTAACCCAACTCAAATTATTGAGAACAAGACAGCACTTTTAGAATACTTAACTCAATCTACTATTGATAAAAAAGAAGTTAAAAATAATATTTTAGAAGAATTTAAACATCAAGATAAAGATATTCGTGTGTTAACATACCGAGTATTGCTTGAAAAGTTTAATGATAAGTATGCTGACTTAAATGAAAATCAAAAGAATACTTTAAAAGAATTTATTAATAGTATTGATAGTACTTCAAAATTAAAAGATTTTTATAATGCTAAAATAAATGAAATTAAAAGTACATTAGGTGCTTTAAATAAAAAAGTTACTGATAAAGCTATTCAAATTAAAATAAATGAAGTTATAAACATTCTACCTAGTTTAACTAAGAATGAAAAAGTTAATGATGATCATTTAATTAATCTTTTACAATACTACTCATTAGTAGAAGAGTTAGAATCAGCAAAATGAGCGAACGAAATAAAATAAAAGATTTAATTGTTAAACGCTTAAAAGAAGAAAGCGCTACAGGTACTGGAGCGTCTTTTTCCGCTGGTGAAGGAATGAATTACGCTACGCCAGTAGCAGGTAAAGCTAAAAATTATTATTATAAGTTAGGATTTAAACCTGTTAAAACTACAAAACCTAAAAGTTTTGATGTTAAGCAATTATGGGAAGAAGAAACAACTCCTGAATTTGATGTTGAATCATTTATAGCTTCATTACCAACTGATGACGAAAAACTAAAAGAATATATAGCAGGACGTTTAGGTGACTTTAATATACTATCAGGTAAACTAAAAGAACTTATAACATTAATTAGAGACGCTAAAAAAGAAACAATAGCATCATATAAACAAAATCCTCAATATAGAGCAGTATATGGTACTGACTTAGCAGTTTCGTTAGTAGACAATTTGATAAAATTATTTAAAAAATAAACATGGAACAAACACTTCAATCACAATACAACCTTATTAAAGAAGGTAAAGGAAATAAAGCATATTTCTTAAAATCAGCATATCGCTTATTCCCTGATATGTTGTCACCTGTTAACACATTTGAGGATACAGTTAAAATCCTTAAAAATAGAAGTATTATCAGTGAAGGTGTAGGTGGATTAGTAACCACAGGTAAAAAACAAGATTGGCATGCTATTTTTAATGAAAACATGACTACTCTTAAAGAAGAAAAAGAAAAAGAAGAGCCATCTAAAGAAGTATTAGATAGACAAAAACATGCTTATGATAATAAGGATGAAAAGAATTATGATAACCTATTTGGTCAAGAATTCTTAAAAGGATATTACACTGAATTAAAAGATCCTAAAAATGCTGATAAAGATGTTGAAGAATTAAAAGCTATTGTTGCTAAAAACTTAGCTAAAGATAACCAACATTATGTTAAAGATGGACAATTTGGAATTAAAGGAGTAGGTTACCAAACTGAAGCGCCTGGATTAGGTACACCTAAAGAACCTAAAGGTAAATTTAAATCATCAGGATACGGTGACTTAAAAGAATCAGTATTACGTTCACAAATTCAACTTTTAATTAAAGAATTATTATCTGAGACTGAATCTGAAGATAAAGATGAAGATAAAAAGGATGCTAAAAAGAAAAAAGAAGATCTTAAAAAGTTAGATAAAGAGTGGAAGAAAAAATTAAAAACTGGTGATATAGACTAATATGAAACAAGTATTAATAGAAACCCAATTCTTTACTGCTAAACCTTTAAAATTAGTTGAAGGTACTGTGCCAACAAGTAACCCACTTGTTGAAGGTATCTTAGCTACTTGTGAAGTTAAAAACGGTAATGGTCGTTACTACTCAAGAGATTTGTGGGAACGTGAAATAGATAAGTATATGGAAAATGTTCGCGCAAACAGAGCGTTAGGCGAACTAGACCACCCAGACTCATCTATTATTAACCTAAAAAACGTCTCTCATAATATTAAAAAGATTTGGTGGGATGGAGACCATGTAATGGGAGCTATTGAATTATTACCTACACCATCAGGTAATATATTAACAGCATTATTCCAAAATAAAATACCAGTAGGTGTATCATCACGTGGTATGGGTTCATTAAAACAAATGGGTGATTTAATGGAAGTACAAGACGATTTTGAACTACTATGTTGGGATTTCGTCTCTACACCTTCAAATCCTGGATCATACATGAAAGAAAAAGGTATGATGAATGAATCTAAAAATATTCAACATAACAAATATATTAAAGCAAATTCTATTATCACTGAGATACTTTGTGCTAATGGATCATGCCCAATATTTTAACCTCTCCTAAAATAGTATTTTAGGACTGATGCCTCTCGAAAGAGAGGCATTTCTTTTTTATAAAAGGCGACTTTACATAAATCCATATATATGTATGCTCAAATATGCTACCACAATCTACTATGTAGCATCTATTAATAAATAATCTATTACGTTTCTTAATAAACGTATTTCCAAAACAATTTAATTGAGGACAAAAAATGAACAGAGAAATGCTCAAAGAAGCAATCGCTGAGGCTAAGACCATTAAGGAAACTGCTATCGCGAATGCAAAAGCTGCTCTTGAAGAAGCCTTTACTCCACAACTTACAGCTATGTTTGCTGAAAGATTAAACGAGGAAGAGGAAGAAGAAGAAAAGCTAGACGAAACCTACAGTATGGAAGAAGAAGGATTAGAGGAAACTTTTAATCTAGATGAAATCCTTGCTGAGTTAGAAATGACTGACGAAGCTGATGATATGGTTTCTGAAGAAGACATGGACAAGATGGATGAAGACCTAATGCTTGAAGAAATGTCAGATGAAGAAATTGAAGAATTAGTGATGAAAGTTATTGATGACATGATCGAAACTGGTAAGCTTATGCCTGGAGAAGGTGAAGAAGAAGAAGACATGGAAGACATGGAAGACATGGAAGACATGGAAGACATGGAAGATATGGGTGGTGAAGAAGTAGAGGTTGAAGATGAAGAAGAAGTAGAATTAGACGAACTTTTAAACGAACTTCTTGATGAAGAAAAAGAAGAAGTAACAGAAGTATCTAATTATGTTGACGATTATCTAAACAACCAAGAAATAATAGCAGCTGTAGCCGCTACCTTAGGAATAACAGCTATAGCCGCTAAAGACTATGTTAAAGCTGCTTTCCAATCACTAGGTGACAAAGCTAAAAAAGCTATTGACAAGTTAACTGAAGTTGCTGATGCTAAAGAAATGGAAGAAACTATTAGTGAGTTAAGAAACGAACTTAATGAAGTTAATCTATTAAACGCTAAGTTACTTTACACTAACAAAATCTTCAAAGCAAAGAATCTTACCGAATCAGAAAAAGTAAAGGTTTTAAACACGTTTGACAAAGCAGAAACTGTAAAAGAAGTTAAACTAGTATTTGAAACGTTGACTGAATCTTTCATAGCATCAGCTAAGAAAGCACCAATTAAAGAATCACTAGGATCAGCTTCAAGAAGTATAGCTCCTGCCCAAACAAAACAACCAATTATTGAAGTAAACGATGCGTTCGCTCGTATGCAACGATTAGCTGGTATTAAAAAATAAAATTATAAACAAAAACCCGATTTAAAAAATGGAAACAATTCAATCATTAGTCGAGTCTGCTAACCCATGGAAGTCACTTCAAGGTGACGCTGCTAGATTAGCAAACAAATGGTCTAAAACCGGTCTTTTAGAAGGTTTAGGCGAAGACGTAAACAAAAACAACATGGCTTTGATGTTGGAAAACCAAGCAAAGCAATTAGTAGTTGAAGCTTCTTCAACTGGAACTGGAGCTACTTTCACAGTAGGTCAAGGTGAGCAATGGGCTGGAATCGCATTACCATTAGTTCGTAAGGTATTTGGTCAAATCGCAGCAAAAGAATTCGTTAGCGTTCAACCAATGAACTTACCTTCTGGTCTTGTATTCTTCTTAGATTTCCAATATGGTACTGCTAAGAATCCATTTTCAAATGGTGGATCTTTATATGGTAACCGTAATGCTTCTAGCACAACTCCATTCTCAACTCCTAACCCAGTTGGTGGTTTATATGGTGCTGGTCGTTTTACTTACTCTACTAACCAATTCTCAGCTTCAGCACTTATTACTGGATCAGCTAACGGTGGTACTCTACCAGTTGTTGCTTCTGGTACTGGTACTGTAGTTACAGCTTCTTGGGGTGAATTAAATTATGATTCTGATTACTCAGCTTCTGCTGTTTCTAATCGTATTTATAAATTAACTTTAACTACTTCTTCTATATTATCTGATTTTGATTTTGATGCAGTTCGTGGATTTATTCCATCTGCAAGTGGAGATGCTGGTACTTTTGCAGTAGCTAATCTATTACCACAGTTTACTACTTATAATGAAACAACAGGAACAATTTCTTTCTTCTACACTGGATCTGCTACAGTAGTTGCTGGTTTACTTTCAGGATCAGTGACTTATTTCTATAATAAGAGAACTGCTGATAATGAGCGTGGTGATTTTGAAGATACAACTGCTCCTTCATTCTCAGTACCTAATGCTCAGAATGCTTCTCAAATCTCAATCCCAGAGATTAACATCTCTATGCAATCTCAAGCTATTACTGCTAAAACTAAAAAGTTAAAGGCAGCATGGACTCCAGAATTTGCACAAGATTTGAATGCTTACCAAAACTTAGATGCTGAAGCTGAATTAACTAACATCATGAGTGAGTATATCTCTTTAGAGATTGATCTTGAAATTCTTGATATGTTAATTGAAGACGCTCCAGCTGCTAATACTGAGTACTGGTCAGCTGTTAATAATGTAACTTTAGGTGCTAACCAGTTACCAACTGCAAGTTTAGGTTTCTTCAACACTCAAGGTGCTTGGTTCCAAACTCTTGGTACTAAGATCAACAAGATCAGTAACCGTATTCACCAATTAACTCTTCGTGGTGGTGCAAACTTCATGGTAGTATCTCCTACAGTATCAACTATCTTGGAATCAATCCCAGGATTTGCTGCAAATGCTAACGGAGCTGAAGACATGGAATATGCATTCGGTGTACAAAAAGCTGGTCAATTCAATAGCCGTTACACTGTTTATAAGAACCCTTACATGACTGAAAATACTATCTTAGTAGGTTTCCGTGGTAAGCAATTCTTAGAGGCAGGTGCTGTATTCGCTCCATACATTCCGTTGATCATGACTCCTCTTATCTACGATCCAAACACCTTCACACCACGTAAAGGATTGTTGACTCGTTTCGCTAAGAAGATGTTACGTCCTGAATTCTATGGTAAGGTTTACATCAACGGTTTGAACACCCTGTAAGCAATCCCTAGATAATATCTAACAATTAAGCCCAGAGTAATCTGGGCTTTTTTGTTGATATTTATACACAAATAATAAGTCATGACAGATTTCAACCGAAGTGAGGAGGCAAAAAATATCTTCAAAGAAAAGAGGAAGCCTAAAAATCCGATTAGTTTTAAAATACAACTAAACGAGGAGCAGAAAGAAGCAAAACAAGTCATTTTAGATAATCCTGTCACACTGCTAAAAGGCATGGCTGGGTCAGGTAAAACATTAGTTGCTTGTCAAGTTGCTTTAGATTTAATGTTTAGAAAAGATATTGAACGAATCATCATCACTAGACCTACAGTAGCAAAAGAAGAAATAGGTTTCTTACCTGGTGACTTAAAAGAAAAAATGGATCCATGGTTAGCTCCTATCTATGCTAACTTACATATGTTATATGATAAGACTAAAATAGAAAAAATGGTAGCAGATGGACAAATTGAAATTGTACCATTCGCATTTATGAGAGGTAGAACATTCCCAGACGCAGTAGTAATAGTAGACGAATGTCAAAACATTACTCATGGTCAAACCGAAATGATATTAGGTCGTTTAGGTAAAGGCGGAAAAATGATATTCTGTGGAGACATCACTCAAACAGACTTAAAACAAAAGAAAGATAGTGGTATTGGTTTCTTTACTCGTTTGGAAGCAGAAATTAAAGGAGTAAAAGTAATAACATTAAAAACAAATCATCGCCACGAAATTGTAGAGCCTATACTTGGCTTATATGCTGAATATAGAGACTAAATATTTATAGCTAAACACTAACATGGCAGCAGGAAAATACTCATTTGTAATAGAACAAGGTTCAACAGTAGATTTTGAAATTCAATATAAAGACTCATCTAACAACCCAGTAGACCTAACTGGATATAGTGGTAAAATGATGATTAGATCTAATTATGCTGATCAAAATCCTACCACATATGCTATATTATCTAGTTCTTTAGCTGTTGATGGTACTGGTCTAAATTTTAGCGGAAGTAATGGGACTACTCCACCTACCTCTGGCTCTATAGGCATCTATATATCTGCTGCATCATCTTCAAATTTTACATTTAATACCGCGCGTTATGACCTAGAAATAACATCAGGTAGTGTAGTAACTCGAATTTTAGAAGGACAAGTTAGTTTAAGCCAAGAAGTAACACGATAATGTCAGTAAACGTTAATACAACTACTAACACAATAGTAGTACAAAATGCTAATCAAACTATAACTGTAGTTGATAATGAAAATGCTAACATTGTTAATGTAACCCAACCATTAGTAAATGTCATAGAAGTAGCATCACCTGGACCCCAAGGACCAGTAGGACCTACAGGACCACAAGGCCCATCAGTCCCATTCTCTAACATAGGTGGAGATATTTTTACTACTACATCTAGCTTACAGGTATCAGGCTCATTTTTAGTATCAGGATCATCTACATTCACAAACATAGGTCCTGCTATATTTTCAGGAAGTGTAGATATAGTTGGAGCAACAACAATGTCTTCAGCTTTAGTATCAGGTAATGTAACAGTGTTAGGAACTGCTTCTATTAACACATTAGTAGTTAACCAAACAGTATTATCCACTGGTTCTAATACATTAGGTGATAGCGCTAATGACACCCAAACTCTATATGGTAGTGTAATTATACCTACTGGTAGTTTGACTGTAACAGGCAGTTTCATTAATATACTAGAATCTTCATCTGTAAAAATACAATCTAACATATCATCAAGCTTCCCAGTTGGATCATTCTATGTAAATGGACTTGGTTATACCCCAATTGCCTTTTCAGGATCTCAAACCGCATTTAGATCAGATACTAATGGTACTTATATAAATGGTCTTAACGAAGGAAATGTATATATACCAGCATTTGGATTAAGTTTTCTGTATAAAGGAAACGCTCAAATTATAGCTACAGGTTCAGATTTTATAAATATAGGTGCGCAATATACAGACTCAACCGCTATTGGGGGATCACGATCTTTAGGGACTATTCAAAATGGTATATTTAGTGGTAGCTATGGAAAAAATGAGTATATTATTGGACTTGGTAAAGTCTTAAATACCGAAGAAGGATCATTGTATCTTACAAAAAGAGATAATGATGGTAAAACCATAAGCCTTAACCTAAACTCAGGAAACGATGGATTTAGTATATTTAGTACTTTATCACAACCTACTTCATCATTTTTAAAATTAGTAAGTGGATCAAGTAATCTTATAGATTTTAGATATGATGCTAATTACATCCAACGCTCAACAATTATAGGAAGTGGTACTTCAACATCTCCTTTAGCCGTGCTCCAAGTTAAAGGTGCAGGAACAACTGCATATCAATTAGGTTTAAATGTAACTGATACTAATGATAAACCATTGTTATTTGTACAAGATAATGGTTATGTTGGAATTAACAGAGTCCCATTTTCTTTAGATGGCCAAGCATGGTGGAATCTTCATGTAAGTGGAACTGTAGCTTCTAATAATTATGTTATAGGTAACACTATGTATGTTAATGCTAATGTTAATCCTGTGTTTGGAGGCTATCCGATGTTATTTAAATTTACATCAAGTGCTGCTGGATATGCAAACGTAGACTTCCAGATCCAAAGTGAACCAAATTTATCTTTCATTGCTCCCGAGATAGGACAAACTCCAATTTTTACTGTAAAGTATGATGGTAAAGTTGGTATAGGTGCAAACAATACTCAACCTCAATATACTTTAGATGTAAGTGGTAGTGGTAATTTTAATAACAATTTAACCGTAACAGGATCAGTAATAGCTACCTCATTTACAGGTTCCTTTAGTGGATCAGCAGCAGCACCCGGATCCAATAGTCAAATGTTATTTAATAATAGTGGTATTATAGGTGCTGCTAGTTCTGTATATTATAGAACAAACGGTAGACTTGGTATAAACACTGATTCTCCTGCAGGGCGCTTAGGCATATCCGGCTCATCAAGCGATATCCTACTTAAACTTGACTCAGATACTAACTCAAATATTTTATATGTAAGTGGAAGTGGTAATGTTGGTATTGGAACAAATACACCTGCTGTAAAATTTACAATACAACAAAATAATCAAGTTTACAGCCAAATTGATACTATTAATTTTGATATGGCTGTGGGCATTGCCTCAAATAGTTCTTTAATTTCAGGATTAGATTTTAAGAACTTTAACAACGCAGGTCAAGTACGATTGATGGCGCGTAACGACCAAAACGATTATATTGCTATCAACTCTTATGGATCTACTGCTAGTGGTACTTTATTTGGAGTTAATAGAACTAATCTACATGCTTTATTTGGTCAAGCAACATCTGACGGAACTAAAAAACTTGCCATTGGAACATTCAACGCGGGTGATTTAATTTTAGGTACAAACAATCTTGAACGTGCAAGAATCTTCGCTAATGGAAACCTTGCTATAGGCACAACAACTGACTCAGGATACAAGTTAGATGTAAGTGGCTCAGTTAGAACAATGGATCTTGTTCCTGCTGCAAACAACACCTATACATTAGGTGCTTTTGGAAATGTATGGGCTACACTTTGGGTACAAAATGGTACTTTAAATCAATTATACACAGGTACTATTCGAAGTAATAATACTGGAGGTGTAAGAATAGCAAGTAATAATGCTAACACATGGGCACAGTGGTTTGATGGTACTGGAAACTTATTATTACAAGATGGAGGTACATTTACTGATAACAGATATAGATTGCAAGTCAATGCAACCGGATCAAATTCTGGTTCTTTATTTGTAGGTGGTACAACTATAGCAACAGGTTCTATAGCTAGAACAATGTTAATTAGTTCATCTCTATCTGCTTCTGCGAACAATGATGTGTTAGTAGGATTAGATATTCAACCTACATTTAATGCTGGGTCATTTACTGGAGTACAATCAGTAGCTTTACGATTACCAAGTGCTGGAAGAATTAGTAACGCAGGCACAGCTGGTGGTTATAACGTATATGTGCATAATACTGAAACAACAATAAACTCACCATCATCAACAGGAACACTTGGATTCCAATTAGGTTATGTGTTTGCTGGTCGATTTATGGGAACAACCGGTAATCTTATTCTCCAAAACGGAGGAACATTCACAGACGCAGGTTTCAGATTAGATGTCAGTGGTAGTACAAGAATTACAAATAACCTAACTGTAACCGGTTCTACAATTCTAAACAATGGTCAAACTACTATAAAAGGCGCTGGAGCAACATCTGCTACCACAGCACTCCGCGTTGAAAACACAAACGCTAGTGCTTCATTAGTTGCATTGGATAATGGAAATGTAGGTATTGGAATCATTGTCCCATCAGCATCCCTCCATATCTCAGGTGCTTCAGTTGATACCCTATTTAGAGTAGGTTCACCTGCCTCTTCAAACATAATATTTGTAAGTGGAAGTGGTGCTGTTGGTATAGGTACATCGACATTGGATTCTACTTATAAATTAACTGTAAATGGTATTCTACGAAGTACTGATATAAGCTATACAAATACAATAAGCACAAATGGCGGAGAAATAAGAATTAACCAATCGGATTTCTTACTACGTAGGTCTGCAACTATTCAATGGTCTCAAACAACAGACTCTAATGGTACTAAAGATTTAGGTTTACGTAGAAACAATACTGGTTCTTTAGAAATATATGATGGTGTTACTGCAACTGGTTTATTAGCTAATAGACGAGATTTATTAGTTAGAAACATAAGTAGTTCATTAGTATACATTACAGGATCATCATCAGATACTTTACTAAGAATAGATTCACCTGCATCATCAAGTATATTATTTGTAAGTGGAAGTGGAAATGTAGGTGTTGGAACAAATAATCCTGTTTTTAAATTAGATGTAAGTGGATCTACATTTACTAGAAAATTAATTGTAGGTACTGATAACACTTATACTGGAGCAATTACTGGTTCTGATTTGTATGTTAAAGGGACGAGCAATGGTACTGTATTTATTGTTAGAGATGTTAACAACAACACATTATTTTCAGCAGCAGGGGCTAGTGGGACAGGACAATTTGTAACACCAGCTTATAACATAGGTTTAGGGACAAGTACTTTATCATCTGCAAATAAAGTACACATACTAAGTAATGGAGCTACAAGTGCTACAACTGCCCTTTTAATACAAAATAGTACACCAACAAACCTATTATCTGTTTTAGACAATGGTCAAGTAGCATTTACTTCACCTACAATGTCACTTGCAGCATCACAATCTGCATTTAGTATATCACCTATTATATCCGCTAGTAATATAGTTGGAGGACAATATTACGGTGTAAACATTACACCTACCTTCTTTCAAACAACAGGATCACAAACAGAGACAGCACTCCGAGTAGCAGCAACATTTACACAATCATCTGCAGTAGCAACCTCAGGAACAAATATAATAGCTGATTTTGGATCAACAAGTGCAGGTAGCCAATTAACCGTAACAGATGTAACATCAGGAAGCATTTACATGGTAAATGATGTATCCGGTATTCCAATTATAGAGGCTACAAGTAACTGGGATGTTAATATGTATGACTTCCCAAACAAAGTATTTGAAAAGACAGGTTCACAAGTAAACATTTATGGAACAATGAGAGTGAGTGGTAGCTTTATATTACCATTATCTCAATCAGTAGCTCCACAAACAGGAAGTGCATATTGGAGTGGATCGTTGTTATTTATATATGATGGAACAAGATATAGAAGTTCAAGTTTTGCTTAATTATGGCTATATACAAAAATACACCTCCAATAGTTACTAATGGATTAGTACTTGCATTAGATGCTGCTAATCCTAAATCTTATGTATCTGGTAGTGCAGTATGGAGAGATATAAGTGGGAATAACAAAACTGGATCTTTATCTGGAGCAGCATTTGGGTCAGCCAATAACGGAGTATTTAACTTTGATGGAGTAAATGATTCCATTTCTTTTGGTACAGGAAATACTTTTTTTCCCTTAACTAATATTACAATTGACTTATGGTTTCAAAGCAAAGGTACTGTTCCTACTACAGGTACAGTACCTGGTCTATTTGGATTTACGTATGGAATTAGAGCAAATTTTGCATCAGCAAATAACATACAATTTGGATTATCCTCAGGCTCTTCTATTACAAATTTATCATACACCCACACTTCTAATTTTAGAGATGATGGTTCTTGGAATAATATGGTGTTTCAAGGTACTCCTACAAATTCATACATCTACCTAAATGGTGAATTAAAAGCATCAAGAAGTTTAACTTGGTTAGGAAATACAATATGGCCTACAAGTGCATGGGATTTAGGTAGAGATATTAACAATGCTAACCAATTCTTTACAGGTAGTATAGCTAGTTATAGGATGTACAATCGAGCACTCTCAGCTCAAGAAGTACTCCAAAACTACAACGCAACAAAAGGGAGGTTTGGCTTATGATATACGGAACACCTACCATAGTAACAAACGGATTAGTATTAAATTTAGATGCTGCTAACACTAAAAGTTATGTAAGTGGAAGTACTGTTTGGAGAGATTTAAGTGGGAATAATAATAGTGGAAGTTTAGTTAACGGTCCTACTTACAATGGAGATAATGGAGGAAGTATAGTGTTTGACGGGGTTAATGATTTTTCTACAATACTTGATTATCCCTCTTTAAATTTTGGGTCTGGGGCATTTACTATAGAATGTATTTTTAGGCCCAAATCTACTCAATCCGGGGGGAACTTCCCAGCAGTATTAAATAAGTCTACAGGAGATTTTACTTCTCCTTCTGCGGGGGTTACAGGATGGATATTGTATTGGCAAACTCTTAATAATGTTTATCAATTTCAACTAGGAGATGGCACACCTGGAGCCGTTAATACCTTAATCTACCCAGCATCAATAAATAATAATAACACTTGGAGATGCTTAAGTGTAACAATCCCCACTATTAATAATCCTATTATAGGATACCACAATGGGAACCCAGTAGGATCATCTACTCGAACTTTAGGATCTACAAATATAAATGTTGAATTAACTATTGCTACATGGAGACAAGTTAACCGTGAATTAAATGCTGATATAGGGGTAGTAAGAATATACAACAGAGCACTCTCTCAACAAGAAATACTCCAAAACTACAACGCACTCAAATCACGATTCGGATTATCATAATATGGCTGTAAACACAAGAAATAGTATTGTTACTAATGGATTAGTATTAGCATTAGATGCTGGTAATACAAAGAGTTATACTAGTGGTAGTACTACTTGGAGAGATTTAACCAATCCATTAGTAAGTGGAAGTTTAATAAATGGACCCACATTTGATAGAAATAATGGTGGTAGTATAGTATTTGATGGAGTAGATGATTATACTTCAATACCTGATACTAGCGATTTACGATTAAATGGAAACTTTACTATAAGTCTATGGCATAAAGCCATAACCCTAAAAAATACATACCCAGGACCACTCAGTAAAGGAAATTCTGGACCTGGTGGTACTGGGTATATTATGTTTTATACATCTTTAAATAATGGTTTTATGTTTTTTAAACGACAAAACCAAACATTTAGTCTTCCAAATGCTGTAAATTCTAATTGGAACTATATAGTATTCACATATGATGGAACTAATGTTCGTGGATACATAAACGGTAGTTTAGGTTACACATCAGCTACTGTAACATTCCCCACAAACACTGATACAACACCTTTATCATTAGGTAGAGGTGATGAATATGGAAATGGGACAGTTGCTAGTTTAGGATTATACAACCGAGCACTCTCTCAAGCTGAAGTACTCCAAAACTACAACGCTGGAAAAACTAGATTTGGATTGTCATAAATTGATATATTTATAACAAAATCTAACACATGAATATTCCTATATATCCTGGTTCTAGCTCATTTGTACCTGGAAATACTCCATTTGGGTTTTATGACTATGACTACCAATTTCAAATCGATGCTGATAAAGTAACTACATTTTGCGCTCGTCGATTAGGATATCCCATAATGGAAGTTGAATTACAAGATTTAAACTTCTATGCTGCTTTTGAAGAAGCAATTACTACATATGGTAACGAGATCTACGCTTATCAAGCAATGGATAATATGTTAACGCTAGAGGGTGCACCTGCGGACACAAGTGTAAATAACGCGCTTATTACGCCTAATATGGCAACAATAGTACGTTTGTCTCAACAATATGCTGAAGAAGCTGGAGTAGGTGGAAATGTAACTTATTATAGTGGAGCATTAGCTTTAACATCTGGGGTTCAAACTTATGATTTAGCAGAATGGGCTGTAAGCCAAAGTATAGTAGGTGGAATAGAAATCAAATCTGTATTTTACCAAAACATACCAGCTACAAGTCAACTATATGCTCCATTTGGAGGATTCGCAGGTTTAGGAGGAGTACCAGCTGCTGGTTTATATGGTGGAATGTATGGTGGAGGATATGGAGGTGGATACCTAATGATGCCAGTAGCATATGATGCTGCTGTAGTTCAAGGTATAGAATTAAGTAACACAATTCGTATATCAGCTTACACATTCAATATTATAAATAATAAAATAACTATATTCCCTATACCATCAGATAGTGATACTAGAGAAGGATTTTTATGGTTTGAGTATATTAAAGTACAAGATAGAATAAATAATAGTATAACACAACCAAGTGGGAGTGATTATTTAGTAACAAATCCTTCAAATGCTCCTTATACTAATCCAAATTATAGTTTAGTTAATTCTATTGGGCGTCAATGGATATTTGAATACACTTTAGCATTATGTAAAGAAATGTTAGGATATGTTAGAGGTAAATACTCTACTGTTCCTATTCCTGATCAAAACATGACCTTAAACCAAGCTGATTTACTATCTTCTGCTACTGCTGATAAGACTGCTTTAATTGAAA